TTTTCTAAATCAACATTTTGTTGAAGGAGATTACATGCCCTATTACAAATCAAGCATCTGGCAAAAAAGGCCCAGGCGCGTGAGAGTAAAACCGGCGCGAGTCAAGGAAAACCCTAGAACGAAAACCAAGTTTAACTGGGACTTTACGTACCTCGAGGAGAATGGTGTTACAACGCCATATCCTTCTAAGTATGCATGTGTCGGTCAAAAACAGGTTGTCAATCAAGGAATCCGGGTTAACTTAAACGGAGTCTTTACGGGTATTACTGATTCGTACAATGTGGTGCAGATTAAGACTACATCTGCAAAGGTGGACCATGGCGGGTTAATATCGGGGAGAATCCTCGATTATAGCTATCCGGGATATTGGCGCGATGTTAAAGCGTACAATATTCCTGCCAATTCACGATTTATGAACACCGTAACAGAAAAATACGGAATGGTTCAAGGTGAAGAAGGTCCTATTCAGTCTCACAAAGATTACGCGACTGTGGCAGCTCATGCTGCTTTAAGTTCGCCGAAATGTGATGTGGGAATGATGGCCGCTGAGATTGGTGAAACTATCAATCTTATAAGACGACCCCTATCTTCTTTAGTCGACTTTTTCCAATATCTGACTTACGAGGCTAAGAGAAAAGCTAGACTCGCGAAGACGTTTAAGGAGAAACAAGACTTCAACCGTCGAATGGTAGACGTAGCGGCCAATACCTGGTTAGAACATAGGTATGCTATGACTCCATTAATGCGCGATGTGGATGATCTTGCGAAGACAGCAGCCGAAGGGTTGCTTGAACTTAGCAATAGAATCCATACCGTCCGCGGTGGCAGCAGGGGGAGCTGGACAAAGCCAGTTCCAATGTTTTCTGATGATCCCATATCGATAGGGCCTATGGGGCTTTATTTATACTGGGTAGGAAAACAGACGATGGAGCAGAAAAGTACGACACACGTATATTACCGTGAAAAAACGTACATGGAGACAGCATTGGAGCTTGAGGCTATGGGTTTATCACCCACTCAAATTCCGGGACTGCTCTGGGAGCTCACACCGTTTTCCTTTTGTGTTGATTGGTTTTACAACGTTGGTGATTGGATAAAGGCTTGGTCGCCCCACCCAACAGTTGAAATAGTCGGTAGCAGTTGCTCCACAACGTTGAAACAAACGTTTGAGATGGAGCTAAGTGCTGTTGCTAACTACGGCTATAACAAGTTCCAGATTCTACGTGTACCTAAGTATACGATAGAAGTTAATGGATTTACTCGTGAAGCCGACCCCGCCCTCAGGATGACGCCTATGCAAAATCCCAATGTATTAGGAATTAAGCGTAGTATTGATGCGTTAGCCTTAACATGGGGTAATATGCCCCGTTTCTTAAAAACCGCTTATAATACTATAAAAGGTAAATAAGCAAAGGAGTCGCTATGCCCTTAAATGGAGCTATAGTTAAGAAAACCGGTACCAACAGCGTAACCGGCGGCACAGATGTAACTTTTACATCTGATGGTCAGACAATACAGAATGGACTGCATTTAATAAATGCGGCGGACACGGATTATAGAACCCGTGCGTCTATTACTGCGAAGTATAGGCAACCGTCTCTTACCAATGGGGTATACTCCAAAGATAAGAAAAGTCTCACACTGCAAATGCCCATTCTCTTAGAGAGCGGCGTTACTGTATTCAATCTTATCCGCATAGAGCGGGAAATCCATCCTGAAACAACAGCGGCTGATGCCCTCGAATTTAATATTCAAGGTGCGCAGCTATTGTTCGACACAGATTTTACAAATTTCTGGTCAGTAGGATCGATGGCATAACGCCGATTGCACTTCAGTAACAATGTTCCTCAAGGAGAACACCATGGGAATACAATGTGAGCCATCCAAAATGGATGTAGCCATGATAAACATCTGGCGTCACTTGAAAAAAGACTTTTCCAGCGTATTAGGCTTTGAAATCTGTGGTTCGCAAGAAAAAGCGTTGCTTAACTCTGTTAAGCAGTATCGCGAAACACCTTGTGGGTCATTTTTGAATTTGCCTCCTTATTTTGCTAAATGTTATATTCAGCTTGATAAGTTTTTAAAACGTTACCGGTTTGCTAATGATCAGTACACGGATGATGAACTCAGTGTGAAAGCAGTACAGTCATTTCATGCTGATAATCTACGTGTAGCATCGCATCGCTCTGTGAAAGAAAGTACTTATAGAGTTATGCAACGTGCCCGAAGTATCGTAAAAGATGCTGTAGGGTCGTTTGATGCTACTGAACACGTAAATGCATGCCGGTTTGGAAAGAATGCATCTGTTGGGAGCCCTTTTGCGAAGTCATATTTAGATTTAAAACTTTGCACGGGCCCTTTGACAGGATCAACTGAGCATATACAATGGTTTAAAAACTATGTACTACCTGACGACAAGATTTTGTCAGGAGTGTTGCGCCGTCACAGGTCAGAAGATCTGGAACAAGCGTATGTGGTATGTTCAAGTCTACCTCAACAATTCGTACCTAAAGCGTTTGATAAGCTTCGGGGCATTACCCCTAATACTTTGCTCGGTTCGTTCCATTCGTATGGACTGGGTATTATGTTGAAGGACCGCCTCAAAGAAAATTGTGGTATCGATATAGCTACGCAACAAACGTTGCATGCTAAATTGGTAAAAGGTGCTTCTGTTAATAGACAACTGGTCACTGGAGATTTAACCAGTGCATCACAATCTATTACGTTATGGCATGTTAAGAAACTTTTTCCTCGTGATTGGGTCAAACAGTTAAACTTTGGCCGCATCAGAGACGTTGTTGTCGATGGTGTTACAGTCCAGTCAGCTACATTTGCTGGCATGGGAATAGGTTTTACTTTTCCACTACAGACGCTGGTCTTCTATAGCATATTAAAAGCTATAGTTGAGCTTTCGGGGAAATCTGGATTTGTTAGCGTTTATGGGGATGATTTGATATACCCCCGTAGTATACACCGGTATGTGGTCCCAATCTTTGAAGATTTAGGATTCATATTCAATGTTACAAAAACGTTCAGCAAAGAAAATTTCCGCGAATCCTGCGGTAGCGACTTTTATCGCGGGATTGATTGTCGGCCAGTTTCACCTGCCGGAACCAATCAGGGCAATTCTAGAAACGGTTATATATCAGATCTTTACAAGCTTCGGAATAATCTGACACGTAAGTGGCTCGATGAAGAAATACGATCTACGTTACATTATATAGATCGCTCCATCGCGGCTACGTCGGGTGAACTCCTGTTTGTACCTCCTCATTTTCCGGATACAGCCGGCATTAGGCTTAATACACCTCATGTCGATCGGTCGCGTTTTAACATTTGTTATTCGCAACCTCGCTATATCGTCGCCAAGCAATCATGGGCATTTCGTTATATGGCAGCTAGTTCGCCATTACGGCCCGTTTTAGGATCGGACCCTTATTTCTGGGATACACTCCGTTCTAAATCTGTTGGTGAACAAGAGCATGTCGCGGAACCTTGGGACGTTGCCTCAACATCATCATTACGTTGGGTGCAATGCAAAAAGAGCTGGAAAAGCCTTACAAAGGCTGATCTTGTCCATTCCAAGTTACATGCGGGGATGATGTATAAGAAGATGACAGCTTGCTGTCAAGAGAAGGGGCGGGTTAGTTACCGTCCCTCATAGGGATTCTTACACACCTGGTCATACACGGGTGAACCTAGAGTTCCTCAATATCTAGAATCACGAATTTGGTTGCCACCCGAAAGGTGGTTATCCGTCAACTGGATGAACGTATCCAGTGACAAGGCATCACTTACTCGTGGGTTAATACCCAAAAGATAAAGGGAC